GCTGCCTCGGGGATGCGAGACTATCCTCAAGGCATTCTCTTCTAAAGCTCCTATTAGAATCTGTGATATTCATGGTAAGATTGCCTGCGCTGAGTGCGCTAAAAGCCCAGAAGCTACCTTCGTAGACTTCCTCTTATCCTCTCTTACACATGAGGACTTGATTGTCATTGATTCTGGCTCACAGCTAGGGGATTCAGCACTAGCAATGGCAATGGCAGGTAAGTCAGTGGAGGCTAAGCCAGGCTGGGATGAGTATGGGCTACAAGTGAAGTGGCTAGGAGACATCTGCTCTGTCATTCAAGCAGCTCACAATACTAACTTCGTAGTTATCACCCATGTAATCCCTATCGAGGAAGAGTATAATGGGGTAAAGAGAGATAAGTTCTACCCCTTGATAGGCACTAGAGCTTTCTGCCAGAAGGTAGCTAAGTACTTTGGTACTGTTATATACACAGAGATTAAGATGGGCAAGCACGCCGCTGGTTCATCTTCTACGTACAAGGCAGAAGTAACAACAGGCTCACGGGTAAACGCAAAGATAGAGGCTTCCAAAGAACTATCAATGCGGTCTATCCTTGTAGAAGGGGGCATCCTAGCCCCTAGTAAGTAGTATCAATAGTAACTTAACTTAACCAAAGGAAATATCATGACTACACAAAAACGCACTCTCCTAGACCTCAACGCAATGGTGGAAGATACACTGGATAACGTGCCAGATGCTCCTGACTACAGCAATCCTCCGGCTGGTGAATACACTCTAGGCGTAAAGGACTGCAAGATTGAGACTTACAAGCCTAAGGCTGGTGGCGAAGCTCAGCGTCTGAAGATTACCTATACAGTAGAAGAAACCAAGAGCGTGGCAGATGGTGGCTCTCCTGTCCCTAATGGGACGATGTTTACGGAAACCTTCATGGCTACGGAGCAAGGTCTTGGCTACTTCAAAGCCCGTATTAAAGGTATCATGGCAGCCTCTGACCTGATTGGTGTATCACTTGGAGATATGATGGGCAGTGTCAAGGGTGCTACCTTTGATGCGCGCCTTACTATCAAGAAGTCTCCTAATCCGGCTGGTGGCGAATACGAGAACGTGCAAATTCGCGTCGTTCAGCAGAAGGCCTAACCCAACAGAAGTACCCAACAGAAGTACCTAGTAACCAACCCCTTACATTTTAGGTTAGCACGTAGGGGGTTGTGTAATAGATACTTATCAACCACGAAAGAAAGGGAGAGAAACAGAATGAACATCTATAGAATTAAGAGAACCTTTAGACAGCTATGGAGAGAGTATGGGTTTTACTTGGCTATTCTAGCAATGAGCGCAGCCCTAGCAATCGCAGTGGCTTCCTTAATAGGGAGTGCCCTATGTCTTTCCTAGATGACCCCCTATACTCCCAACGCAGGCACAAGTCTCCGTACTATCAGGAGGATATACTAACCAAGTGCCCTATATGCGGAAGGATAAGAGTCTCTGCACCAGACCACGCAGTCTGCCCTGAACACCAAGAGGAGGAAAAACAATGCCATACTACGACTATTACTACCAAGATATAGATGACCTCGACGAACCCTCGGAGATAACCTGCAAGTTCTGTGGTAAAGGTAATCTAGCTTGGGAGCAAGAAAAGGATGGAGGGTGGGTGCTATACTCTATCAAAACCGGCGAGGTTCACAAATGCCTTAAGCCTGTGAAGAAGCTAACCCTAGACACCATCCTATCCTAAGAAAGAAGAGAGGTAAGAAGTATGAGAGTCCTAGTGAATTACAATAAAACAGAGCAGAACTACTTACCAGTCTTGCAATACTTCCTAAAGAAAGCTGGACTTCAGGCTATAGCTACTAGCTCCACCCTATCATTGGGAGAGTTGGTAGCTAAAGCACAAACTGCGGGATGCGATGCTATCTTTCTTGTCAACCCAGATACCCTAGCTAATTGTGTGCCAGGCTCTAAGCCTTCCCTAAATGATTGGAGGGGGTCTAGGTTGAACTTCTCCGTCCCTTGTATAGTAGGTAACTCCCTTGCCCAGACGCAGACAGTTCCTTATGGTACATGGGTACTAGAGAAAGACCTCGCCAAATTCCATTCAGTAGGTAGGTCTATAAGAGAGTTCTCCTTTGAGGTACTTACTGAAGTAAGCATGTTCTTCGACGCCTTTGAGCAATTAAAGAAAGCAGAGTTCCTAGCCTATGACATCGAAACCAAGACACTACCTGAGGATAATGAGACGCTCGAAGCTGGTGAGACTGTCATCACTTGTTGCTCTTGGACTGCTGTATATGCTGATCTTACCCTGCATACTTATGTACTCCCTCTTATCAGCTTTATGGAAGAGCATTGGAAAACGGATGCAGACTATAAGAGGGCGCTCCAATTCCTGCAAGCGGTGAACAAGCTGCCTATGGCTAAGGCTATGCACAATGGTATGTATGATGCCACGCACTCTATTGTGTACAATGCAGAACCTCATAATTGGGTCTTGGATACTATGGCTTTGATGCACGCTGAGTTCTCCGAGCTTCCCAAGACCCTTGACTATGTAGCATCCATCCACCTCTATGACTATTGCCAGTGGAAGTCAGAGGCTAACCTAGCATCCAAAGCACAGGATATCAACAGGTACTGGGCTTATAATGCAAAGGATACATTCACCACTGCACTCCTAGCAATCCACTACCTATGGAATCTACCTGCCTATGCAAAGAAGAATTACCAGAGCCAGTTCAAGCTAGTGTATCCAGCCCTCTATTGTAACTTTGAGGGCTTCGCTATCTCCGAGGAGAGGCGCCTAAAGATACGAGGAGAGGAGGAAGCTAGATTGGAGAGTAACCTAGGAAAGCTGCGAGTAATCCTTGCAGACCCTAACTTCAATCCCTCTTCCCCTAAGCAAGTGCAAACATATGTCTATGATGTACTAGGAGCAGCAGACCCCCATGTAGGAATGAAGAGAACAGCAGCAGGAGGTAAGGTACGGAAGGCACGGGGTACGGATGCTAAGAACCTCGCCGCCGTAGGCTCCCAGCATCCTATCCTCTTGAGAGTAACTGATTCAATCACAGAGTATAGGGAAGCTAGGAAAGCTATCTCCACTTACATGGACTTCCTAAGGAAAGGTGGTAGGTTGCTATGGAGTCTTAATCCTTTTGGTACAGAGACTGGAAGAATGGCCTGCTCCTCCTCTTCCTTCTGGTGTGGCACACAAGTGCAGAATATTCCATCTTATGCCAAGAGTATGCTGATAATGGAAGAGGGCTTCGAGGGCTTCGAGATAGATAACTCGCAGAGTGAGGCTCGATGCACCGCCTATCTAGCTCAAGACCTAAAACTCATAGCCGCTTTGGAAGACCCCGACAAAGACTTCTACACTTCTCTAGGGACTCTCTTCTTTGGCATACCATATAACATGGTAAGTAAGGAATTCCGTAACAAGATTCTAAAGAAGATTGTGCATGGTACAAACTACATGATGGGAGCAGCTACCTTCGTAGAGAATGCTGGAGCGCAGAATCTTATAGATGCCTCCGCGCATCTATCAGCTAATATCTCACTGGAGGCAAAGCCTAAGCATGGCTATCTTACCTTGAAGCAATTCGCGCAGACCTTGCTGGACTCCTACCATGTTCCATTCTATCGAGTGAGGCTATGGTATCAGGAAGTAAGGAATGAAATTATCTCCACGCACAAATTACGGAGTCCATTGGGGCACGTGCGGCACTTCTTTGGTAACGTAGAAAAGAGCCACCAAGCGTTCAATTCTGCTGTTGCACACGCACCCCAGAACTTATCAGTATCTATCCTTAATATCGGCCTATGGAAGGTTTGGGGACTTGTTAAAAAGCATAAGGGAAACCTCCGAATAAAAGCCCAAGTTCACGATTCAGTGCTAGGACAGTACAGGATAGGACGAACGGATATTCGAGCAGAAGTTCTTGCGGCAATGGATAACCCAGTTATAATTCACGGTCGCACCCTGCGGATACCAGTAGATATAAAGGTAGGAGACTCGTGGGGTACAATGTCTAAGATAGTAAAGGAGAATTAAGATGTCAACGAACCCAAATAAGAATCTAATAATTAGTCAGAAGCTACGAGATAAAGCAGACCTACTCCTAGAATACGCCAAAACCTCTGATAGCTTCCTCCTCGAGAACAGGGTTAGAATACAAGCCCTTTTGGTAGAGGTAGCTCAGTTGGTGGAGGATATAGAAGTAGGAGAATAGGGCATGGACTATTTCTCCGAGTACTTCAAATACGTAGGGGACTCTGAAGCTCCCATGATATTCCACAGATGGTGTGCCTTATCTACAATCTCATCCATGATAGGCAGGGAGGTGTTCCTACCCTTTGGGCATAAGCCTATCTTCCCTAATCAGTACACGTTACTGCTAGGAGCGCCTGGTACTAGGAAGTCCAGTGCTATTGGCATAGCTAGGACTGTATTAGAGAAAGCTGGGTATAAAACCTTTGCAAAGGATAGGACATCTAAAGAGAGATTTTTCATGGACATGGCTAGAAGGACAGACTTCGACGGAATGGATTTAGAAGCCCTAATGGATTTAGAAACTTTAGTCCTTGATGCTCCCTCCGAAGTATTGGTAGCTAATGGAGAGTTCCTAGACTTTATAGGGCAAGGGAATATGGATTTTCTCACAGCCCTTACAAACCTATGGGATAACCTTGATAAGTACGAACACCCTAAGCTGCATGGAAAGAGTGTAGTAATTGACAAGCCTACCATTAACATACTAGGAGGTGCAACAGTCAAAGGCCTAGGCATGGCCATTCCCCCAGAGGCCTTAGGCACAGGCATTCTTTCTAGGCTCCTGATGATTCACGCAGATATGACAGAACACAAGATAACCTTTCCAGCCCCTGTAAAAGAAGACGCCGCCGATCAAATAGTAGATACCCTACAGAAAATAAGAACTGACCTCAAAGGAGCAATCACACGCACAGCAGGCGCTGACGCAATGCTAGATAGAATGTACAAGACAGACCCTGGGGTAGAGGACAATAGATTCTCAGACTACTCCGCTCGTCGATTTATACACCTACTAAAACTGACAATACTCACAGCCCTATCTGAACACAGAACCTCACTCACAGCAGGGGACGCATTGAAGGCCAACACAGTCTTACACGCAGCAGAGCTTGGAATGCCGAAAGCTTTAGGAGAATTTGGTAAAAGCAAATACAGTGATGTAGCTAACTCTATCATCGACGTGCTTACAAAGGCGCACAGTCCTATGAGTCATTCGGACTTGTGGAAGATAGTAGCCAAAGACTTATCCGATGTCAAAGAGCT